GGCGAACCTGCAAAAATCGAAAAAACCGATATTAAACCCGCAAATTTGCAAAAATTTATCAAAAATGAGCCTAAAGCCCCGGAAAACGAGCCCCTTAACGAAACCAAAACCGGGCAGCTCACGTTTTTCTAACCCGAAATAAGAAAGGAGTATCCCTATGGCAGACATTACTTACATCCCTATCCGGCAGCTGTACCCTCACCCCGATAACCCCCGCAAGGAACTGGGCGACCTGTCCGAACTTGCCGCCAGCATCAAGGAAAACGGTGTGTACCAGAACTTGACCGTAATCCCCGGCCACTACCTCAACAGCCGGGAGTACATCGCAAAGTGCGTTGACGAGGGCGGAGATGCAGCCGCAGCAGCGGCAGCATGGACACCCAAGGCTGTGTGGTCCAGTGAGGACTACACCATCATCATCGGCCACCGCCGGGCGGCAGCAGCGCAGCAGGCAGGACTGTACGAACTGCCCTGCGCCATCGTGGAGATGGACGAGCGGGAGCAGATGCAGACCATGATGGTTGAGAATATGCAGCGGTCAGACCTCACCGTCTACGAACAGGCGCAGGGCTTCCAGATGATGATGGACTTCGGGCAGACAGTGGAGCAGATCTCCGACAAGTCTGGGTTCTCCCAGTCCACTATCCGGCGGCGCATCAAGCTGCTGGAACTGAACCGCGACAGCTTCAAGAAAGCCGAAAAGCGCGGTGCCACCCTGTCCGATTTCGCCCAGCTGGACAAAATCGAGGACTTGGAAGCCCGAAACCGGGTATTGGAAACCCTCGGTACGCAGAACTTCAACCGGGCCATGCAGGATGCGCTGGAGCAGCAAAAATGGCAGCACCAAAAGGCCGAATGGGTTGAGCAGCTGAAAAAATTCGCTACGGAAGATTCGCAGGCCTCCTACCAGACGCATGAGCATGTAAATGCGTACGGAAAGTGGGGCACAAGAAAGGAAGTCGTCATGCCGGAAGATGCCGACAAGATCGCTTATGTCTATAAGGTCAGTGAAAATCAGATTGACCTGTACAAACCTCGTGATACGGAAGCCGAGGATGCCAGCAACTCGGCGAGGGAGGCCGCAAGAGCCACCGAGCAGCTTGCGAGAGAGCAGTTTGCCGCTGTTACGAAGCTCATGTACGAGCTGCGCTGGGACTTCGTGAAGGACTTGACTCCCGCAGAGTGCAAAAAGCACCTGCCGGAAATCTTGGCTTATTCCACCCCGATTCTGACCGAATATCGGCACATGGAGGATGACGAAAACGTGTTGCGGCTGCTCGGCATCGGTCTGGATGAGCAGATTCGGGAAGACACGGAATTGGAAGATGCCCTGAAAATGTTCAACGCTTACGATACCGAGCCGGAGAAGATTCTCTTGGCGGTTGCCTTCGATGCGACGGACGGTAGTCGTGAGGGCTATTGGAGCACGGAATGGAATGGACCGACAGGCGCAAGCAAGTTCGTTCACCGCAAAAATGACGACCTCGACAGCACCTATGAACTGCTGACCGCCCTCGGCTATGAAATGGCTGATGACGAAAAGGCCTTGCAGGACGGCACCCACCAGCTTTTTGCGGTGTATGGATCCGGCAGCAAAGCGGACACACCCTGTGATAAGTGCAAAGCTGCTCACCCTGAATGCGACAAGTGCTGCAAAACTTGCGACGACCACTGCAATGCGTTCCAGCTGTGCAGAAAGGAGTATGGCGAATGACCGACCTTGTAAAGTGTGACCGCTGCGGCACACCGTTCAGCATCCAGACAGCCGGCATCCGCAGTACATGGAGCGGCGATTACATGGTGCAGTATTTCACCTGCCCCGGCTGCCACCATCGCTACCAGATTCTGACCACGGACACCGAACTGCGCCAGACCGTTCAGCAGCACAAGAAAATTGCCGCAAAAATCCGCATGGGCCAGAGCAAGAATTTCCGGCCAGGAACTCTGAAAAAGTATCAGGCGGAAATGAAAAAGCTGGAGGCTGAGCAGAAAAAGCGGCGGGATGAACTGATGGACAAGGGCAACGAGATCCTTGCCCATCTGGGAGAGGAGTAAACCATGGGCGATTTGAAAGAATACGCTGACCGTCTCAAGTTTGAAATCATGGCGGCTGACTTCCTGACCACCGAAGACCGGGAAATGGTCTTTGACCTCATCGAGAAAGTGCTGGGTGATGACAATGCCTGATCAGATCTTCATCAACATTGCGGTGCTGGCCGTTGGCGTGGCTATCGGTGCCCTGCTGGGCGAAACCAGCCGGCAGCAGCATGACCGCCAGCTGTTCCGGGAGTACATCAACTTTATGACTGAATCGGAGCACAACAATGAGCTGCTGTTCCGGGAAGTGATTCGGTTTCAGACCGAGAAAGGAGCCGACCATGAGAAAGAGTAATCGCCCGCCGGAGCCCGGCGCACGTGGGCTTCTGCGCCTGACCTGCCCCTGCTGCGGCAAGGAGTTCGGTACATATCTCCACGTTCCGCAGATGTCCATAGGCTGCCGCTGCGGGGCTACGATTTCACTGGAACGTGGCCTTGCGCCGTATGAGTTCCAATGCAGCTGTTGCGAGTTCCACGCCAAGGGCAAGACCAACATTGCGGAACAGGAATTTACAGTGCCGTGCAAGTGCGGCAACCCCATCACACTGCACTGGAACAAAGACACACGGAGGTACACGGAATGAACTGGGCAATTGTAATTCCTGCCGGCATCGGCATCGCGGTGCTGCTGTCCATCGCGCTTGTCGCAATCGATGTTTCCGGGCAGATCAGCCGGCAGGAAGAAGCCGACGAGGTCAGGTTCTACTGGGACAGTATGTTTATGTACTCCAAGAGAGTCAGCCCTGATGCCCCGCCGGACTATGAGGCCAAAACACTTTACGAGAACCGCAAGGATTTTTGTGCGGGATGTGCAGAGTACCACTTCTGCCGCAGCGCAACGATGGTTTACACGCATAGCCCGCGCAGAAACGGTTATCCATGGATCTGTCTGAAAAGGGGGTGTTCAAAATGACACTGGAAGAAGCACTGCGCTTTATCGACCCGGAAACCGATATGGACGCTCTGGCCGAGGTCGAGTATTACAATGGCTTCAAGGGCAAGGAGGCCGCAGCAAAGACCCTCCGGGAAGCCAGCCAGATGGTCGTTGATTTTATCCGTCGTGTATCGTGGCACGATGCAAAAAACCCGCCGCCTGTCCACGATGAAAGCTGGGAGAACGCGGGAGAGAAGCACTGCTGCATCATGAGCGAACTTGTGTGGGTCTGCTGCGAGAGCCGGAACACCATGAAGGGCTGGATTGAAAACGGCAAGTGGTACATCGAGGATGGCCGCCAAGCGGCAGATACGCCCTATGGTGCTGTGAAGTTCTGGGCTCCGCTGCTGGAGCCGCCGGAGGTGGTGAAATGAGCAAAGCTGTGCTTTTAAGTGTCCGGCCTGAATGGTGCAGCCGTATCTTTTCGGGCTGGAAAACGGTGGAAATCCGTAAGACAAGACCGGTCTCGTTGAAAGAACCTTTTAAGTGCTACATATATTGCACGAAAGGAACGAAATTTTTCTGCTGGAAAGCCGTTGACCATTTATATTTCGACGATAGGCCTCATAAGCTATTCGACCGCAGGGTTGACGGAATGGTTGTCGGCGAATTTATCTGCGATGACATCCGACGCATTGGCCCTGAATACTGTGTCGTTAAAGAAGATATCGAATCTGCAATTGCTGGAAGCTGTCTCACAGTACAGCAAGTCAAAGACTATGCCGGATGGAAGTCCGGGATGAGTTACGCAGATTTGAAAGACTTGTATGGCTGGCACATTTCCGAACTGAAGATTTATGACAAGCCGCGCGAGCTGCGGCCGTTCACGGGCTTGCTAAACACGCGGTTTGGTGTGCGGCCTGTGGAAGCGAAGCGACCGCCCCAAAGCTGGTGCTATGTGCAGGAAATGGAGGTTGCCGATGGTAAAGCCTGAACCATGGGAAAATCCGATGCTGGATACCATGTGGAGCTTTATGCAGATGGGCGGGCTGAAAGCCAACTACCCGGCTCTCAAAGAGGCCTGCATGGAACTGCGTCAGATGCTGATGCAGAAGACCGCCGGGCAGCGCAAGGACAGGCTGAAAGACCTGTCGTGGGAAAACCTTGAGCGGGTCAAGGTGACCATCATCTGCGAGGCTATGGCTCTGGTGCTGTCCGGCGAATACGAAGGAGGTAAGCAAACAGATGGAAATGTACATGGCAATCTATAAATGCCGCCTTTGCGGAAAAGAATTCTGTCACTCTGGAACAGGCGACAGGGACACGGCAGCCACGGCCGTTATGTATACAGTCCTCGAATCTTCTGGCATCACCCCGCAGTTTGAATCTCCAAACGCGCCAACACAGTTTGAATTTCACAGCTGCAAGGATGGAAGCTACGGGCTGGGTGATTTCTTGGGCATGAGAAAAACGGAAAAGGACGATGAAAATGAAGTATCGCATTGAGGTTTCGGAAGAGCAGCTGCGCGTTATCGGATTGGCTGTGGACGAGTACATGAGGCTGCGCATGGGGCAGTTCGATGATTTGGCTGAAGATCTGGCGTATGACGGCATACCCCGCGTCAAAGCTCTCACTGGAAAGTACACTTACGATACCGCTCTTCAAAAGCGGTGTAGCAACATCAAGAATTTGTTTGATGCCGCCTACAAAATGGCTTTCCCACCGCGTGGCTACCGTGGACGGCAGCATGATTCATGGGGAACGTGTATCGACATTGTACACGCCATCGAACACCAGCAGTGGCTGGATTCCCCGGGGGAAAAGCGAGAATCCCCCGGGACGACAAATCGCTCCTTCAAACCTATCCCGCTGGGGCATGAGCCGTTCCCGAAAATCGAGAGGGTGGAAGAATGAGCTGCCTGTCTTGTGAGAATTACATACCCCTTAACCCGCCCATCCGGCGCATCGATTCGCACGGCCAGATCTATAAGGTGCCGGGATTGTGCAAAATTGGAGCGGACCACATAATTTCTGGGTTTCCCGTCTATCTTCCAACGGCAAAATGTGATAAAATAACAGAAGCACCGTTGCAAAACGGCAGCTGAATTATGACGGAGGTAGGCTGTGACATTACAGGAATTGTCCAAGTATTATGACATTCAGATGACCCTCGAAAAAGACCGTGAAGCCTTGGAGAATCTTCGGCAGAAAATCAATCCTGCCTCCCCACAGCTGACGGGTATGCCACATACGCCCGGTGTCCGGGACAAGGTGGCGGATCTGGCTGTGGAACTGGCTGACATGGATGAACGTGTCCGCTGGTTGGAGGAACAGGCAGCGGAAGAAAAGCCCAAGGTCGAGGCGTACTGCAAGAGCATCATGGATGCCCGGCTTTATCTGATCTTCCGGCTGCGGTTTGTCCGCTGCTACTCGTGGGCAGAAGTTGCCGGAGCACTCGGAAAGTGTTACACAGAAGCTGGGGTCAGCCGGATGGCCTACAACTACCTCGAATCACATTGACCGATAAGCCCTGCATTTGCAGGGCTTTTTATTTTTGACCGAAAACTCAAATTCAACCTCAAATTTTCATAAAATACGGTCAAATATAGAAATGAGTTTTACATTTTGACTGCCAAAAGTTAAATTCAAACTGAAAATATCAAAAGTCAATGCAGATTGTTTCACACGGTGATGGACGGTGTAGGACGATTTCACACGGCGCGTAATGCCGCGCAATAAACAAGAACGCCCAGCAACGAAGAAGAACGAAAGCCAACGAGCAGAAACGACCAGCAACGCTTTGATATGGATTCAGATGACAACAGATGCTCCCGGTGATATGATTAGGATGCAAAATCCGAATCAAGCCAAGCGGTGCCTGCCAGAAATGGCGGGTGCCGCTATTTTTATACCTGAAAGGAGGATTCCGAGCCGCACGCTGCTCTCCTTTGCGTGTGGCATTACCGCAGCACCCCGAAAAGCCGAGGTGCTGCAAGCTGGACATTTCGCCGTGCCCAGCCGCAAAGAAGGAGATTTTTCCATGTATCAGAAAATCAAGGCAAAATTCAAGGCAAATCCCACTATTTTCTACGCCTGCTCCATCGTCGCATCGTGGGCGGGAGTGGGCAGTCTGATGAACTTCCGCACACTGGCCATCAACAACGGCGCGGCGGCGGCTATCATCTGGGCGGTGTTCAATTCGCTGGCCTGCATTCTGTTCGGCTTGTTTGCAGAGTATATCCCGACAGTTCGACGGCTGATGCAGAGCAAGGTGATGTTTTACTTCATCGGTTTCCTGACCGTGTTCCAGACATGGACGCAGATGTCCGGCATCTATGAGATCTTCGGTGATACACCCATCGGAACAACCGGAGGCACACTCATTGTGTATGGCACCTGCATCGTCTTTCTGCTGTTGCTGCTCAAAGACGGCATGATTCGCAACGTGCTGTCGGATGGGTTTTCGTGGGTAGTGGTTTACGGTCTGCTGGCCGTTGTCGTCGTTGCGGCTCTGGTCTACACTCGCGGCAATTTCGTCAATATCGACCCCGGCCTGAACGCGGCCGGCATCCAGACGGGGCTCTACAAGGGCTTTCTGCTGCTGCCCGGTCCTTTCACCTATCCGTATTACTACTCCCTGTTCTCCTACAACGACAAGAATAGCGATGGCACCCGGCGCGGAAACATGAAAATGTCCTTTGTCCTTGCTGGCGTGATGTTCGGCGTCTATATGGTGCTGGCTGCGCTGCTTACATGGGTCAATTTCAGCCCGTTGCTGAACACCATGAAGGCTATCCTTATCACCATCATTGCCCTGTCCTCTCTGTCTACCTATCTCTATTCGGAGTATCTGGTGTTCGGCGATACCATGGGCTTCATTCTGGATGTTATCACCGTGTGCTCGTGGCAGATCGTGATTCCGCTGGGTGTCATGGGTATCTGGACGCTGATGAGCGAGATCCGGCTCTACATCATCATTGCTGTGCTGCTGGCCTCGGTTGTGCTGCACCTCGTTTCTGACCGAAAGGAGGATGCACGATGAACATCACAGTAAAGAAACTGGCAGAGCTGCATAAGCCTGCCCACAACATCCGCCGGCACTCCGACAAGCAAATCACCGAGTACATCCGCAGCATTGAAATGTTCGGACAGGTGAAGCCGCTGGTCGTTGCCGAGGATGGCGAAATCATTGCCGGCAACGGTCTGTACGAAGCCCTGCTCCGCATGGGTCGGGAAACCTGCGACTGTTATGTGATGGTCGGGCTGACCGATGTGCAGAAGAAAAAGCTGATGATGGCCGACAACAAGGTCTATGAACTGGGCTTTACCGATGTGGATGCCATCGAAGAACTGGTCAAAGAACTGGACGGCGATGTGGACGTTCCGGGCTGGGATGCTGACCTGCTGGAAATGCTGAACAGTACCACGGATGAGGCCGATGAAGCGATTGGCTCCTACGGCGATTTCCCGGAAAACGAGATTGCGCCCATAAATCGCCATCAGACAGAGGAACACGTTCCGTATGCCGAAACACCGACCTACCCGGTGGCTCCCGCCCAGCAGCCTGCTCCTACCGTCTCCGCTGCCCCGCAGCAGCCCTCCACAGTGCTTGAGGTGTCTACACCTTCTGAACCGCAAACAGCTGCTCCAGAGGCGGACAGCGGCGTGGAGCAGCGCAGGTGCATCCGTTGCCCGAAGTGTGGTGAACTGATATGCCTGTGAAAGTAGTGGAAAGCAGCATGAACGTGCTGCAGGCGGCGAAAATCCGTATCCGCAATGTGTTCGCAAACGGCTGCAAAATCTATCTGTCGTTTTCCTCCGGCAAGGACAGCCTGTGCATGGCCAACCTCGTGTATGAGATGATTCTCTCCGGCGAACTCGACCCAAAGCAGCTGACGGTGACGTTCATTGACGAGGAAGGGCTCTATCCCTCCATGGTCGATGCAGCACACCGCTGGCGGCGCAACTTCCTGTCGGTCGGCGCAAAATTCTTATGGTTTTGCTTGCCGTTCAAACAGGTGTCTGTAATCGACCATCTTTCCAGTTCCGAATCGTGGATAACGTGGGAACCGGGCAAAGAGGATGTGTGGATGCGGAAACCGCCTGATTTTGCCATCATGTACAGCCCGTATCTCCACTATGCCGGGGAGATGAACTATCAGACATTCTGCTCCAAGGCGTTCTCCGACGGCATCCAGCTTGTCGGCCTGCGCACCGCAGAGAGCCTGACCCGCTTAAAGTGCATCGCCAACACCAAGATGGAACGCATCACTCGCGGCGGCAAGTTCTATCCCATATACGATTGGGCTGATTCCGATGTCTGGCTCTACATCAAAGAGCGAAACCTTGAATTCCCTGAAATCTATATGAGGCTCTATGAGGCGGGTGTCCGAAAGAACGCCCTCCGGCTGTGCGCATTCTTCGGTGACTGCGGCACACAGGGCCTGCGCTGGATAGCTGAAACGGACAACGACCTGTGGGAGCGCATCCAGCGGCGAGAACCCAATGCCTACCTCGTTCTGCTCTACTGGGATTCTGAAATGTTCCGGCGCACCACCCGCAAGCGTGGCGAACTGGAAGAAGAATCCGAGAAGAAGGACTACAAAGCCCTCTGCAAAGACCTGCTGTTCCTCCACCCGGAGAAGTACACCATCGCCAAGGACACTAAGTCGCACCTCGACCATTGGCGCGGACTGTTCATCAAGACGTATGGTATCGCCGAGGAGAAGCACTACAAGACCATGTATGAGGGGCTGCTGTACGGAGATCCCAAGATGCGTATCCTGCGCATTCTCTGGACCACCATCTACAACGACCACAACGCCCGCATCAAGGAGGAGCAGAACCATGGAAAGCATTGACGTATTCGCACCGCTGGCATCCCTCCAGTGGGTAGACCGCAACACCATCCACGCCAACGACTACAACCCCAACAAGGTCAGCGAGGAGAACCTGAAGCTGCTGGTGCAGTCCATCTTGACCAACGGCTGGACGTTGCCCATCGTGGTACGCCCGGACGGAACCATCATTGATGGATTCCACCGCTGGACGGTATCAGGCCGTGAACCGCTGCTGTCCCTGCTGGGCGGCAAGGTGCCTGTCGTAGTCGTAGACCATCACGGTGACGAGAGTGCCGACGTATACGGCACCATCACCCACAACCGCGCCCGCGGCACACACCTGCTCGACCCCATGAAAGCCATCGTGAAGAAACTCATGGACGAGGGCAAGACCGTGGACGAGATCGGCAAGCAGCTGGGCATGAAGCCCGAAGAGATCTTCCGTCTGTCCGGCTTCACCAAAGACGAGTTCCTGAACATGATGACCAAAGACCATCCGACATACTCCAAGGCCAAGGTCATCCGCAGCATCTGAGAGAGGAGCGTATCACAATGCCTGTCGTAGACATCTACGTTAATAAGCCTGTACCTGTGCAGGACATGGAGTTCACCTTTGTGTATGACCCTGCAATGGTTGAAGCTGCGCTCCACCCGCCCGACAGCGGGCAGGAGCAGCCGTTCGGTGCTGAAAAGGTACTGTGACGGGGGTACCCTACCATGAGCGGGCTCGTCGACCCCGAAATCGTGCTAGTTAGTAAGGGAAAAATCAGCCATTTCGTTACGCTTTGTATAACGAATTTCAAGGAATTTTCCAGATAGTTTTACCAGAAAAGGAGGTGGTTTCTGGATGCCTACAAAAGAAAGACTTGCTGACAGAAACGTGACCACCACCGAACTGGCTCTGATACTGGGAATCACAGGCCGCAGAGTGCAGCAGCTGACACAGGATGGTGTGCTTACCACCGTCAGCCGGGGCAAGTTCGTCTTGTCTGATGCCGTGCAAGCCTACATCGGCAGCATCTCCCGTGGCGGACTGACCAAGGAAGAAGCGGAGGAAGCCAAGAAGATTGAGCGGGTCAAGGCCAAGGCTGAGGCCACGCTCAAGACCAGCAAGGCCAAAATCGCACAGGCGGAAGCCAAGGAATTGTCCGGGCAGATGCACCGCAGCGAGGATGTGGCAGCCATGACCGCCGAACTTATCTACACCATCCGGGGTGCGCTGATGGCGTTGCCCAGCCGGGTGGCCATCAATGCCGCTGCTCTGTCTGACCCTGCTGAGGTCGCAGAGTATATGCGCGGCGAGGTCAATCAGATTGCGGAGGAAATCGCTCTGTTCCGCTATGACCCGGCCAAGTATGAGGCTCGCGTTCGGGAACGCCGGTCGTGGACTGATAGACTGGGCGGTGACGAGGATGAGTGACAACGCCGCAGTAGACCGCCTGAATGCTCTGGTGGCGAAGCTGGTGGCAGCTATTCGCCCGCCGCCCAACGTGACGGTCAGCGAGTGGGCAGCACAAAACCGCGTCCTGTCCCCGGAAGCATCTGCTGAACAAGGCCGCTGGCGCAACGACCGAACGCCCTATCTGGTGGAAATCATGGACGCATACTCTGACCCTCGCGTCCATCACATCGTTGTCGTTGCGTCCTCGCAGGTCGGCAAATCGGAGTTCGAGAACAACGTCATCGGCAGAACGATTGACGTTGACCCCGGATCTATCCTTTTTATCCATCCGGTTCAGACTGATGCCAAGGAGTACAGCAAGCTGCGTATCGCTCCCATGATACGAGACTGTCCTACCCTGCGGGCAAAGGTGGCAGAGAGCAAGAGCCGAGACAGCGGCAACACCATTCTGCAGAAATCTTACCCCGGCGGCATCCTGACCATGTGCGGCTCCACCGAGGCACACGCTCTGGCATCGAAACCCATCCGCTATGTGCTGGGCGATGAACGTGACCGCTGGGCTACGAGTGCCGGCACTGAGGGCGACCCTTGGGAACTGGCGATGGCCAGACAGACCACTTTCTACAACGCAAAGGCTGTGGAAGTCAGCACACCCACCATCAAGGGACACAGTGCCATTGCCAAGTCCTACGTCAAGGGCACGATGGAGCGCTGGGTATCCCAGTGCCCGCACTGCAAGGGATTCCATGAACTGCGTTGGGAAGATATTCGGTACGAGTATGACACCATCGAAACCCACGGAGAGAAAACCTACAAGGTCAAGGACGTGTGGTATCTCTGCCCGGAGTGCGCCTGCATTTCGGACGAAGTGACCATGAAGCGGGCACCAGCTCACTGGCAAGCGGAAAATCCCGCCGCCTATGAGAACGGTATCCGCAGCTTTTGGCTGAACAGCTTTGTTTCGCAGTGGGCAGCATGGAAAGATACCGTGCTGAAATACCTGAATGCCCTGGGCGATACCAAGAAGATGCAGGTTGTCTACAACACCCGTCTGGGGCTGCTGTGGGAAGATCGCGGCGATGTGCAGGACGAGGACACCATGCTTGGCCGCAGGGAGGAATACCCTGCGGAACTGCCGGATGGTGTGCTGGTGCTGACCGCTGGCGTTGATACGCAGGACGACCGCATGGAGTACGAGATCGTGGGCTTCGGCCACTTCGGGGAAACATGGGGCATCGAAAAAGGCATCATCTCTGGCCGCCCGGACAGTGACGAGGTCTGGCAGCAACTGGACGAGCTGGTTTTCGACCGCAAGCTGAAATTCGCTGACGGCCTAGAGCTGCCCGTTTCCATCAAATTTGTAGACGAGGGCGGCCATTTCACCCAAGAGGTGCGCCAGCGCTGCCATGACCGCATCGGCAAAAAGGTTTTCTGCATCAAGGGCTTTCCCGGCTCCGACCGGCCGTTCACAGGCCCGCCAAAGCAGGTGAAAATCACGGTGCAGAACCGCTACATCGGGATGTGCTGGCAGTACCAGTTGGGCGTTGACGCTGGCAAGCAAATCATCATGGACGATTTGAAAGTGCAGGAGCCGGGCCCTCGGTACTGCCACTTCCCACGCCGGGACGATTACGGCCTCGGCTACTTCAACGGCCTCTTGTCAGAGCATTTGATATACAAAGAGGGCCACCGCAACCCGTGGCAATGGGATAAAATCTCCGGCCATGAGCGAAACGAACCTCTTGACTGCCGAAACTATGCCATAGCGGCCTACAAGGTGCTGCCGAAAGACCTTGATGCCATCGACCGGGCGCTGAAAAGGCTGCGCGGCAAGGCACCAGAGGCACCGGCAGCCCCGGTGATAAATATTCAACAACCCGTCTCCCGTCCCCAGCCGTCCCCCGGCCGGAGGCGGGAGAACTTTTTAGACGACTGGTGAGGTGTGAGTTATGGATACCGTGACCATCAAAAAGCGGCTGGAGTTCCACACGAAGCGGCTTGATAACCTGTATGTGGCCTACAACAAGCTGCTTTCCGGTGGCGTGAAAAGCTACCGTCTGGACGACCGGGAACTCACACGTCTTGACCTCGGCAAGCTCAGCGATGAGATCAAAGATGCCGAGGAAAAGGTCGATGAACTGACCGCGCTGCTGAACGGCCAGAGTGCCCGCAAGGCATTCTCCGTTATCCCGCGCGATTGGTGATCCTTTAGGGTGACGGCCCGAAAGGGCCTTTGCCGCGGGCTGGCTGCTTTTTACTCCTTTCCCCAGCCAGCCCGCTTAGTTTGAAAATTACGGAGGCGATTACTCTTGAGTGTCAGATACCGCGTCACCGCTGCACCGCAGGCCAGCGGCTACAGCGAGGCGGGCGCATCCTACAAACGGCGTGCGCTGCGGGCTTTCTTCCCCAACAGCAACTCTCCGAGCAGCGATATTCACGACAACGCAGATATTCTGCGGCAGCGGAGCAGAATGCTCTACATGAGCGCACCTGTTGCGACCAGTGCCATCAACACGAATCGAACGAAGATCGTTGGCACCGGGCTGACCTTGAAAGCGACCGTTGACCGAAACGTACTGGGGCTATCCCCGGAAAAAGCCAAAGAGTGGCAGAGTAAAACCGAGGCAGAGTTCCGGCTTTGGGCCGAAAACCGCCGCAGTTGTGATGCCATGGGGCTGAACGATTTCTACGGCTTGCAGCAGTTGGCCCTGAAAAGCTGGCTTATGAGCGGTGATGTGTTCGCCGTGGTGAAAATTCGTGACCCGGACAAGCTGCACCCCTACGGGCTGCGGCTGCATCTGGTGGAGGCTGACCGTGTGTCCACCCCGGATAAGCTCGGCGGTATGCTGGATGGCCTGGGCTATACCGAGGGCACAAACCCCAACACCGGGAACAAAATCTATGATGGTGTGGAAGTTGACAGCAGCGGCATGATCGTGGCCTACCACGTCCGCAACACATATCCGCATGAGTGGCGGAATGACATCACCAAATGGCAGCGAGTGGAGTCGGTCGGTGCGACAACTGGGCTGCCCCAGATCCTGCACATTATGGAGTCCGAACGTCCGGACCAGTACCGTGGTGTCCCGCTCATTGCACCCATCATCGAACCGCTGCTCCAGCTTCGCAGATATACGGAGTCGGAACTGCTGGCAGCTCTGGTGCAGAGCTTCTTCACGGCATGGATTGTCACCGATACCCCGAAGAACGCTATCCCGTTTGACGAAACCGGCAGCGGAGATCTCGGCGGTGTTCCTGTGGACAACCCAAAGGCTGACAACGCCAGCCACAGCCCGAACGAGTATGAGATGGGGCCGGGTACGGTTGCGCACCTCGGCAAGGGCGAGGACATCAAGTTCGGAAACCCCAATATTCCCACCGCAGGGTTTGATACGTTCGTCAAAACGCTGTGCAAACTCATGGGTGGTGCCATTGAAATGCCGTATGAGCTGTTGCTGAAAGAGTTCAACGCCAGCTACTCGGCCAGCCGTGCCTCTCTTTTGGAGGCATGGGAAGGTATCAAGATGCGGCGTGCATGGCTGGTAGGCAGCTTCTGCCAGCCTGTATATGAAATTTGGCTTTCTGAGGCTGTGGCCCGTGGACGAGTAATCGCCCCGGGCTTTTTTGATGACCCTCTGGTGCGTGCTGCATGGTGCGGCGCACGGTGGATTGGGCCTGTGCAGGGCACCCTTGACCCGAAGAAAGAGGTCGAGGCCGCCGTGCTCCAGACCCATCACGGCTTCCGCACCCATGAGCAGGTCACGCGCGAGCTGGGCGGCGGCGACTGGGAGGACAATGTCGCAGAGCTGGCCCACGAAAATGAGCAGCTCAAAGCTGCGGGCAGCGAGGGCGTAATCGAAACCACAGAAAGTGTCACTACACAGGGAGGTAAAGAAAATGCCGAAAGCACCGAGTAGCACCCCGATGGTGAGCATCCAGCGGCCCTGCTATGCAATGGCCAGCACTGACGGCCAGAGCGCTGACATCACCATGTACGGCCAGATCGTGGACACGCAGCCCACGGATTGGTGGACGGGTGAGCCGATTCCGGGTCAGTACATCATTGAGAGCGAGTTCCTGTCCGACTTGCAGCAGGTCGAGCATTGTTCGGAGATCACCATCCACATGGACAGCGTGGGCGGCGATGCTGGCGTTTCCATCCTGATTCACAACAGGCTGCGTGAGCTGGCCGCCAAGGGCACGAAACTGACCTGTATTGTGGACGGCGTGGCCATGTCCGGCGGCAGCCTTATCATGTGCGCCTGCGACACCGTCAAAGCCAACCCATCCAGCCTCGTGATGATTCACAAGTGCTGGTCGCTCATCTGGGGCAACTACAACGCCGATGAACTGCGCAAAGCCGCAGATGCCAACGACGCATGGGATAAGAGTCAGGTTTCCATCTATAAGCGGAAGACCGGCCTCTCCGAGACCGTGCTTTTGCACATGATGTCCGATACCACCTACATGACCGGCAAAGAGGCCGTGGAAAAGGGCTTTGCAAATGAGCTGCTGGATGATGCCGAGCCGGTGGAGATCTCCGCAAGTGCCGACCGGCAGACCATCTACGCCAAGGGCCACGCCCTGCACCTGAGACCGGGCACAAAACTGCCCGGCAATATTCCTATGGCTAAAGCGGCTGCACCTGCGACCGCTACTGCAAATACACCGGCGGCACCCGCCGCCCAGTCCAACGAAGGAGGACATACCACTATGGCAACTACCATCGAGGAGCTTCGCAAGGAAAACCCGGAGCTGTGCCGCCAGCTTGAGCAGAGCGCTTCTGAACAGGCATCCCAGAACGAGCGCACCCGCCTGTCTGAAATTGACGAGGTGGCCAACCTGTTCGACCCGACTATGGTTCAGGAGGCCAAGTACGGCAAGACCGCTTGCGATGCCCGCGAGCTGGCTTTCCGCGCTGCCAAGGCCGCAGCTGCGCAGGGCCACGAGTTCCTGAAGAATCTGGCGGCCGACAATCAGGCATCCGGTGCCCAGGGCGTGAAGGCCGTGCCGGGCGCATCCGCAACCGGCGACCCGGAGTCCCTGCCCGATGCAACGGGCAATGCACCCAAGACCCCGGCTGAACGCATGGCTGCGGCTGATGCTGCCGTCGCTGCGCTGCTTGACGGGGACGAGAAAAAGTAAGGAGGAACACTACAATGACTGAGCTGAACAAAAGACTGGGCAGCATGGATTATGACGGCCTGATTGCCGACATCTATCCTAAGCTGGTGGTCAGCGGCGGCACCATCCGTAAGCTGGCCGAGGCTGCCACCATCAAGCGTGGCACCATTCTGGCAAAGTCCAGCGGCACTTCCGGCGATGGCAAACTGGTGGTGCTGGGCACCGCGGCCACTGGCGACGAGGTGCTGACTGCCAACTGCATCCTGTGTGATGACGTTGAGGTCGGCACGTCCGATGATGTGACCGTCCCTGTGTACCTGACGGGCTGCTTCAACACCAACAAGTGCATTGTGGCCGACAGCTACACCATGACCGAGGCTGACAAGGATGCCCTGCGCGAGGGCGGCATCTTTTTCAAGGCCGCTGCACCGGCACTGTAAGGAGGATATATCATGCCTGCTGAACTGAATTTTTTCGATACCTACACCCTGATGGCCGTCTATAAGAGGGTCGTCCCCAAGAAGACTTTCTTCCGTGACCGCTATTTCCCGACCAGCGACGAGGACATCTTTGCGTCCAACAAGGTTCTGACCGAGTACATGGACGGCGACCAGAAGATGGCAGCCTTTGTTGCGCCTCGTGTCGGCGCAATTCCGATGGAGCGCATGGGCTACGAGATCCATGAGCTTGAACCTGCATTCATCGGCATGAGCCGTGAGCTGTCCACCGACGACCTGACGAAGCGTGGCTTCGGTGAGGCTATCTATGCCAACAGCACCCCGGCGCAGCGTGCGGCCAAGCTGACCCAGAAAGACCTGGCAGATATGGATGCCCGCATCGTTCGCCGTGAGGAGTGGATGTGTGCCCAGACTATGCTGGATAACGGCTGCACCATGCAGGAAATGATCGACAACCAGACCAAGGGCGATACGAAGGTTGTGAAGTTCTACAACCCCGGCCACGAGAACGACCATATCTATGTCCCTGCTGCAAAGTGGAACGAGGAAGGCGGCAAATTCTTTGAGGATGTTGCTGCCATGTGTGATATGCTGTCCAGCCGTGGTCTGGCTTCCGCAGACCTGCTGCTGGGTGCCGATACCTACAATGCCGTTCTGGACCTCGAAAAGGTGCAGCGCCTGCTGGACAAGAACTCTGGCATCATTGTGGGCCAGATTGAGGAGCAGCTCAGCCCGTATCATGGTGTGGTCTATGGTGGCACCCTGAACTTCAAGGGGCACAAGCTGAACCTGATCTCCGTTGACGAGACCTATGTTGACGATGAGGGCAAGGTGCGGCCTCAGTTCCCCAAGACCGATGCCTTGGTCACCGCTCCCGGCTGCGGCCACCTGATGTATGGTGCCATCACCCAGATCAACTACGGTGATACCAAGCATACCACCATCGCAAGTCGCCGTGTTCCGAAGTTCAGCCTCAATCAGGAGAACGACCTGCGCAAGACCATTCTCAAGGCCCGCCCGCTGGCTGCACCCCACAACTACTGCCCGTGGATCCGCGTCAAGAACGTGGTCGGCTAAGTCTGGCCAGAAAGGAAGTATACCGATGCTTGTTGAGATTCTTTGCGGCGGCTATGGCTGCCGCACCAAGACGGGCATTCACACCGTCATGCGTGGTGAACAGTGCGAGGTCAGCGAAAGCGAAGCACGCCGCCTTATCGGGCTGGGCGTGGCAAAATCCCCGTACATCACCGACAGAGGCACGGCGAGCACCCTTGCGGCGGCTCCGGCGACTGCGGAAGGTAACGACACCCCCACAGCCGAAACCCAGCAGGGCGGCTCTGGGACGGCCCACCTTGACCCCAACCAGTTGCAGGACATGACTGTTGCTGAGCTGAAGAAGCTGGCTGCGGATATGGGCATCGACACCAAGCAGCTCAAGACCAAGGACGCACTCATTCAGGCTATCTGCGCCGAGGACGTTGTGCCCGGTGACGAGTGCACCGATGGTCCTGAACTGGCAGCTGCGATGCCCACGGCGTGAGTGCCTTTAAAGACGCTGTGCAGGAAGACCTGAACAGCGTCTTTCTGAATCTGGATGAGTTCGCCGAAACGCACACGGTCTACTATGATGGAGAGGAATACCCTGACGTTCCTCTGGTTCTGACAGGCCTCTCCGAAAAGGAGCGTGTACGTCAGGCCATCAGCGACCATGCGCAGGGTCTGTACCGGGTCAGCCGGGTGCTGCACTGCGATATTGCAACCCTCGGCGGAAAGCAGCCTGAGAAGGATTGCAAGCTGGGCATTGACGAGGATGGATTCGTCCGAAACTACTATGTGGCATCCTCTGTCTGCGAGATGGGGATGCTGCGGGTGGAACTGGAGGCGATTGACGAATGAGCGATGTGACAACGGACACCATGATGCACAGCGTAGCTGCTGGCATCACCGTTGACATTGCAGAGGAAGGATTTGACCGGGTGTCTGCCCTCCTCGCCGGAATTCCCGGAGGTGCCAATCGTGCTGTAGGATCTGCGCTGGCTCGCGCCGCTGCCGCCGGAAAAACGGTGGCGAAGCGGGCAGTCACGCAGGAGTATGCCATCAGCAGCAGCGAATTTTCCAACCGCACAAAGAATATCAACAACATCCAGCGGGGCAGCAATGGCGAGGTTTCTATCAACTTCGGCTACCGTGGCAGCGTCATCCCCCTTAGAGTTTTCGATACCAAGGTGGACCGCAGCGGCCGCGTGGTAACTCGCGTGAAGAAGTCCGGCGCAAGACAGGCACTGGACCACGCTTTCGAGGCAAAGATGGGCTCTCACTATGGCATCTATGAGCGGCAAGGAGAAAAACGGTTCCCGGTCAAGGAACTGTTTGGCCCTGCCACCCCGCAGATGATGTACTCCAACGAGAATGTCATGGACTCCATCGAGGAGAAAATGGCATCCACTTACGAGGAGCGCATTGAGCATGAAATCACGCGAATTTTGAACGGATGGGGTGTTTGATATGACTTGCGTTGTACTGCTTGAACAGCTGAAAGCGTTCACCGAGGAAGTGATGAAAGATATGCTTCTCCCGGTGGCTATGCAGAAAGGCGATACTGAACAGGAAGAACGTGCGCCTGCGGTCTACCTGATGCGGTTGCCCGACAGCAAGTCGGCCCAGAAAAAGGCCCCCTACATCATCCACCGCATCATCCCTCTGTCCACCGAACAGCAGCCGGGCAGCGAGGAGCGCACAGTTGTTTCCGTGCGCTCTATTTTTTGCTGCTACAACCCGGATGAACAGGAGGGCGAACTTGCTCTCTTGAACATGATGGAACGCTTTCGGGTGGAATTGCTCAAAAAACGCAAAATTGGCGGCATTGGTCCCGATGGTGAAATGCGGTACCAGTTTGCCCTTGACCTTTCTCCCGGTCATAATCTGGAAAGCCTGCCCTACGATGAGTGGTCTGGACAGTATTACGCCGGAGAGATGATTACCCACTGGAAGCTGCCGACCGTGCAGCAAACGGAGGATATTAAATTATGGCGGTAAAAAAGACCGCGGCGGAACAGCCCGCCGAAACCACCGTGAACGCCGAGCCTGCGCAGAGCAAGCCCGGCGTTTCCATTTACGTTGGTCCGTCCATTCTGGGCTATATCCAGAAAAATACGATTTACCCCTGCGCTGCTGCGGAGGCGGTGAATCGTGACGATGTGAAAATCGCCACCGAGAAATATCCCGGCGTGGCCGACTTCATCATCGATGTGGCCGAACTGAACACCACGCCTGAAAAGGCAAAAGCACGCGGCGAGGCCATCCTTGCGTATGCCCGGATGCTCGCCAAATCCAAGTAAGGAGGATTGCATACTATGGCAGATCATGGTATTAACGTCAGCCGCGCCGACACCGCCGTGGCGACCCCGAACGCCGCAACCTGCGGCATCCCCTTTGTCATCGGTACTGCACCGCTGTCCAAGGCAACTGGCACCGCTGCAACCGCTGGCACCCCTGTGCTGTGCACCAGCTACACCGAAGCGGAGGAACAGTTGGGTTATGACAACGACTGGGCAAAGTTCACCGTTTGCGAGGTGATGTACTATCACTTCAAGCTGTGTGCCTGCCAGCCGGTCATTTTCCTGCCGCTCGCAGAAAACGCCGAGGCAGAGGCTGTGGCAGCTGCCGTAGAGCAGGTCGAGGCTTGCCTGACGATGTTCGGCATTGTGCCTGACCTGATTATGGCACCCGGCTTCTCCAAGGAGGCTACCGTTGCTGCTGCGCTGGCTGCAAAGGCAGGCTCCATCAACGGTATGTTCTCTGGCAAGGCTCTGGTGGATATTTCCGCAAAGACCTATACTGCCGCAGTGCAGACCAAGAACGCTGGTACTTACGACCAGAAGTCCATTCTGTGCTGGCCTAACGGCACTCTGGGCGAAAAGAAGTTCCACGGCTCTACCATCATGGCGGGCTGCCTCGCTGAGACCGACACCAAAAATGGCGGCATCCCCTACGAGAGCCCTTCCAACAAGACTGTCCACATCGACGGCCTGTGCGATGATGACGGTGCAGCCATCAACCTGACCTACAATCAGGCAAACGTGGTCGATGCCGCTGGCATCTGCACGTTCCTGAACTTCATGGGCAGCTGGACCGCATGGGGCAACCACACTGGCTGCTACCCCAAGTCCACTGATGTGAAGGACTACTTCATCCCCATCAGCCGGATGTTCGACTATGTTTCCAACACGCTTATCAAGACTTTCTGGTCTAAGCTGGACAAGCCGATGAACCGCCGCCTGATTGACACTATTTTGGACAGCGCAACCGTCTGGCTGAATGGTCTGGTTGGCGCAGGCTACCTGCTGGGTGCCCGCGTGGAGATGCTGGAAAGCGAGAACCCCCTGACCAGCCTGATGGCGGGCAAAATCAAGCTGCACATCTACATGACCCCGCCCTCTCCGGCGCAAGAAATTGACTTCGTGCTGGAGTATGACGCTGACTATGTGACCAGCGCACTCCAGTCCTAAAGAGGAGGTATATCTATGGACCAGTCTGTTATCAACTTTGCTGTCTATGAGGATAGCATCGAATACGAGGGCATGGCGCAGGTGACTCTGCCCGATGTTACCATGCTGACCCAGACCGTTTCCGGCTCTGGCATTGGCGGCAACATCGAGGCTGTCATCATGGGTCATCTGGACACCATGACCCTTGGCCTGAACTTCCGTACCACCACGCCGCAGTCTGTCAAACTGGCAGAGATCCGCCGCCATCAGATTGACCTCCGTGTGGCAAACCAGTACGAGGACAACATCAACGGCACCGTTGATGTTCGTTCCGAAAAACACGTCATGGTCGTCATCCCGAAATCTACCAAGGGCGGCACTATCGCCCCGGCGACTCCCGCCAACGGGTCTGGCGAGTACGTTGTCCGCTACTGGGCAACTTATCTCGATGGCAAGAAGGTGCGTGAACTGGACCCCACCAACTTCATTTGCTACATCAACGGCACGGATTATCTGGCAGCTGTCCGCAAGGCACTGGGCAAGTAATCAGAGCCAATCGTTATGCCGGAGCTGCATTTTGCGGCTCCGGCCTATTTTTTAACTGCGAAAGGAGCAGCCGCTATGAACACCACCATCAGCGATAAGGAGTACGATGCAGCCATCGCCGCTGCGAACAAAGCTGCCACCGACCCTTATGTGTACGTCCACAAGCTTGTCCAGCCGTTTGAGTACGAGGGCAAGAAGTACGACACCCTGACGTTTGACTTCGGCAAGCTGACTGGCAATGATTCGTTTGCAATCGAGGCCGAGATGTCCGCTCTGCGCCAGCCGGTTGTCGTGCCGAGCATGAGTGCGGGCTATCTGATTCGGATGGCCTGCCGGGCGTGTACGCAGCCCATCGGCGTTGACGTTATCGGCGCAATGAGCATTCGGGATTACAACACCATCCGCACCAAAGCAAGAAATTTTTTGATGCTGTCGGATGTGTAACTGATGATGGTGGAGAGTGGCTGCGGCGGCAAGCCCTTCTGATGGCGCAGGGCAACAACACCCCTGCACCATACTGGCTTGCAATGCCTCTGTATCAACTGCGGCAATGGATTGATACCAACAATGCCATTGTTGCCGAGCGCGAAAAGGCGAGAAAGGCGAAGTAGTGGCTCGAAAAGAATGGGAGTTGCTGTTCAACCTGTCCGCCAAACAGAACAGCAACTTCTCCAGCACCTTCAAGGCTGCACAGTCGGCTCTTGTGGAGACACAGAACCGCATCCAGCAACTGAACAAGGTACAGTCCGACATAACCGCGTACCAGAAGCAGCAGCAGGCCGTTGACTCCACCAAGCAGCGGCTGGCCGTCTTGCAGCAGCAGTACGATAACATCCAGAAAGAGATTCAGGAGACCGAGGGCTATTCCTCTGCACTGGAAAACAAGCTGATTTCCAAGCAGGCGCAGATTGATAAGACCACGACCTCCCTACACACCTATGAGCAGCGGCTGGCTGCCACCGGGAACACTCTGCGGGAAGCTGGCGTGGACACCACGCAGCTGACAGCAGAAACCACTCGGCTGGAAACCGAGGTCGATAAGCTGAAAGACCAGCAGGTTGACCTCAAGAAGACCATGGACGAGGCTGGAGAGGGCGCAAAGGGCTTCGGCGAGAAATCTGTCGAAGCCCTCGATACCGTTGAATCTGTGCTTGCCACGGCTGGCATCGCAAAAGCCCTCGACGAAATCAAAGACGCATACATGGACTGCATCAACACCGCAGGTGATTTTGAAGCATCCATGAGCAACGTCGAAGCCCTGTCCGGCGCATCCGGCGATGAACTGGAATCTCTGTCCGACAAGGCCAAGGAGATGGGTGCAACCACCAAGTTCACCGCCGGTGAATCTGCGGACGCTTTGTCTTACATGGCTCTGGCGGGCTGGAACACCCAGTCTATGCTGGAGGGCATCAGCCCGGTGCTGAATCTGGCTGCTGCCGCCAATATGGACTTGGCGCAGGCGTCTGATATTGTCACAGACTATCTGACCGCCTTTGGCCTGAAAGCCTCCGACACCACTCACTTTGTCGATGTGATGGCCTACGCTATGGCTCACTCCAACACGGACGTGATCCAACTGGGTGAGGCATACAAGGCGTGTGCATCTACCGCCACCTCCCTTGGCTACTCTGTCGAGGAAACTACCGCAGTTCTGGCTACCATGGCCAATGCCGGTGTTAAGGGCGGCGAGGCCGGTACAGCCCTTAACGCCATCTTCACCCGCCTTGCCACCAACACGAAAAAGTGCGGTGACGAGCTGGCAAACTATGGCGTGAACATCTACGATGCACAGGGCAATATGCAGTCCCTGTCCAGCATCCTTACCGGGATTGCCGGTGTCTGGGGCGACCTGACCGACCAAGAGCAGGCCAACCTTGCCAAGACCATCGCTGGCACGAACCAGTATTCCAAGCTGCAAACCATCATGGCCGGGTGCAGTGAGGCCGCCGCCGAGGGCGGGCAGTCGTTCTCAGACTACACCGCAGCCCTGAACAACTGCGCCGGGTCTGCCGACAAGATGGCGGGCACCATGCTCGACAACATGAACGGCAGGCTGGTTCTGATGCAGTCTGCCGCTGACGGCCTGAAAATCGCCATCGGCGAGGATTTGACCCCGACTTTGTCCAAGCTGTACGATGTCGGGGCTAAAGTTCTGGGCTGGATGCAGGGCTTCGTTGAGGAACATCCTGGTGTAGTCAAGGCGGTCGCGGCCGGAACTGTCGCCCTTGGAGGGTTCCTTGGCGTTATGACTGCCGCATCTGCGGCAATAAAAATTGGCAGCGCAGCTATGGGCCTGTTCTCTGCATCCCTTGGAGTGACGGCTCCTGTTCTTGCGGGCGTTGTCATTGCAGGAACGGCTCTCGCTGCCGTAATCGGTGGAATTTCCGGCGCAGCAGACGATGGCGTCCCGCATGTGCGAGAACTGACCAGCGCAGCCCGCGATATGGGCAGTAGCATGGACGAGGTCAGCGATACCTACCATTCAACGCTGTCCAACATGGAAGCCACTGCCAGTGTCGCGGACCAGTACATCAGCAAGTTGGAGGCCATCGAAGCTGCCACCAACGGCAATACTGCCGGGAACGCTGAGTATCACGATACCCTTGCCCGTCTGTCTGCACTGGTGCCCAGTCTGGCTGATGATATTGATCTTGAAACGGACTCCATCAAGGGCGGCACAGAAGCTCTGCGCCAGCACGCGAATGCTTATGCGGACGATGTAAAAGCGCAGGCTCGGCAAGAGTACCTGAACGGAATCTACGAGCAGTACAACGATGTGCTGGTCGAAAGTGCGGCGAATGAAGCGAAGCTGGCTGCTGCACAGGCAAAGGTCGAAAAAGCCAATGCCGGCATGGACACAACCTACAGCAAGTTGCTTTCCACGCTCGGCATGACGGACGAACAATTCAAGTCCACTTATGGCACAGTTCAGGATATTCCCTGGCGTTCCATGGGCGAGGATGTGCAGCAGCTGCGCACCGAGTACATGGGCTACTCGGAAGACCTCGCCACTGCCCAGCATGAAGTCGAAAACTACACCGAGGCCGTGGAGAAGGATCAGGAAGCCATCGATGCAGCTGAGGCCGAGTATCAGGAAGCCAAGGATGCAGTCGATTCCCTGAACGCAGCACAGCAGGATGCCGCCAACAGCGCAAACGATGTGGCTGCACAGGAGCAGGCCGTCACCGATGTTATCAACAGTGCCGAGGCGGAGATTCAGGAGCTCGTTTCGGCATACACGGACGCTTACAATGCGGCCTATGACAGCATCAGCAAGCAGTACGACCTGTGGGATACCGCTGAGAAGGTCGTCGCCACCTCTGCATCCAGCATCAACTCCGCGCTGGAAAGCCAGATCACCTACTGGGACAACTACAACCAGAACCTCGAAAGCCTAACCGAACGCGCTGCCGATATTGACGGTTTGAGCGACGTTATCGCCAGCTTCGCCGATGGCAGCAAGGATTCTGTGAACGCTATCGCCGGCATGGCTGCTGCATCAGATTCCGACCTCGCAAAGATGGTCGAGAATTACCGCTCCTTGCAGGAGGCGCAGAAAACCACCAGCGAGAGCATGGCCGACCTCGAAACCGGCATGAGCAATGCCATGGACGAGATCGCGCAGAACGTAGCCGACAGTGTGGCCGACATGGACTTGAACGACGAGGCAATGAAGAGCGCACAGTCCACCGTTCAGGGCTTTATCGATGGCGCAGAGGGCATGATGCCTCGTGTCAAGGAGGCGTACGAAAAGGTGGCGAACGCTGCCTCTGATGCGCTGGCCGGGGCGAATAAGCGTTACAACATCGACCAGAAGAACGGAAACATCCCCGGCTATGCAGTCGGCACGGAATCCGCTGCGCCGGGCTTTGCCATCGTTGGCGAGAACGGCCCGGAGCTGGTCTACTTCAACGGCGGCGAAACCGTGCTGACCGCGCCGGAGACCCGCGCAGCGTTCAACGAGGCGCGGCAGCTGGAACAGATCACCAGCACAAATGCAATTGACCTGTCCGCTGTCCGGGATGCCATCCGTGAGGAGCAGGAAGCCCAGACTCTGCGTGAGGAGTACAACCGATATGTAGAAACTGTCACTGGCGGCAATTCGGTCTACTTCAACGGCGGCGAAACCCGCTCCGTTGCGGAAGTGCAGCTGCCCAGCGGTTCTGCATCTGACGGCTCCAACGCCAGCAGCGCAGCTCCTATCACCGTTGCGCCTGTTTACCACATCTACGGTATGCGAGATACGGATGAACTGCGAAGCGTCCTGAATGCCCAGAATGACGACCTCCGGGAAGCTGTGCTGGAAATCGTGAACGACAACGACACTGATAATTTCAGGAGGGGTTACGCATGAGTAAAACCTACACCACCGTGCAGGGCGACCGCTGGGACAGCGTGGCATACATGCAGCTCGGCAGCTGCGCCCTTGCGCCCCGCCTGATGGCTGCGAACTCGCAGCATCTGAACTATTTTGAGTTTCCTGCCGGAATCGTTTTGACGCTCCCGGAAATCGAAACCAAGACCAGTTCGACCCTGCCGCCGTGGAAGAAGGTGGTCACATGAGCGATGAAAATACTGCCCGCCATGCCGAGTGTACGGTGGAGTTTGACGGTGTGGATATTACCAGCAGCATCGCTCCTTACCTGCTCTCCCTGTCCTTTACGGACAACGAGGAAGATGCCAGCGATGACCTGCAAATCAAACTCCAAGACCGTGAGGGTGTCTGGATGACCGACTGGCTCCAGAAGATGATAGACGGTGATGTATCGGCTGCATCTTCCGATGGCTACAAGGTCGGCGATGCGGTGCAGTTCCTTGGCGGTCCGCACTATAAGGCATCCACTGATAAAAAGGCAAATGGCAACCCAAAGGCTGGACCTGCCAAGATCACCATCATCAAGCAGGGCGCGCTTCATCCGTACCACGTCATCCACACCGATGGCACATCTCGCGTCTACGGCTGGGTGGATGCCAGCGAGATCTCCGGCAAGTCTGGCAGCGGCTCTTCTGGCTCCTCCTCCGGCAGCGGAGAAGAAAGCTTGAAAATCCGGGCTACCATCACCGCCTGCAACTGGCACAGTGATGGCAAAGATGAAGCACTGGACTGCGGAACCTTTGAACTGGACAGCGTGGTTGCGTCTGGACCGCCCGGCATTATCACCATCAAGGCCATTGGGCTGCCCTACACGAGCCAGATCCGGCAGACCAAGCAGAGCAAGGGCTGGGAAAAGTACAAGCTGTCCGGCATTGCCAATGAAATGGCATCCAAGAACGGCATGACGACCCAGTTTCTTGCAAAGAAAGACCCTGAGTACAAGCGTGTGGAGCAGTACCGCTGCTCCGACATCGACTTTTTGCAGCAGCTTTGCCACGATGCAGGGCTGTCGCTGAAATGCACTGATGGCAAAATCGTCATCTTTGACCAGCAGGAGTACGAGGGCAAGGACGCTGTGTGGACTACCACGCTGGGCGACAAAAGCTATATCAAGTATAGTCATTCACTCGGTCAGGCTGGAACACAGTATGCGTCCTGCCGGGTATCTTATGTTGGGCCTGATGGCAAGGCTATCGAGGGCATTGCCTACGTTAAGGACTACGATGCCAAGAGCAAGACCAATCAGCAGCTGGAAGTCTACGCCCCGGTCACGAGCAAGGCAGAGGCGAAAGAACTGGCTGCAAAGAAACTCCGGCTCTACAACAAGTATGAGCGTCAGATAAGTTTTACCTATCCGGGCGACCCCGGAAAAGTTGCTGGACTGACGTTCAACGCTGACCAGTTCGGACCGTGGGATGGCAAGTACATCGTGAAGCAGTCTAAGCACACGGTGTCCGGCTCCGGCGGGTACACGACGCAAGTCACTGGCCGTCATACGCTGGGAGGTTACTGACTGATGAACGTGAACGTTGATGTTCGCATCGGAAAAGTCACCGATGTGAACAAGAAAAAACGCCTTGTGCGCGTGAAGTTCGAGGACACCGGGATTACATCTGGCTGGCTGCCTGTGATGCAGCACTACAAGGCTATCGTATACACCGAGGAGGCGGGACTGCACGATCACCAGTTTACGCACCCGGCTCCGTATCCACTGAAAATCCTCAACACCCAGAACGGCACCCGCCAGATTTGGGATGAGGAGGAAAAGGTCACGGGCGCGGATAACTCCACTAACCACCAGCATAAGTCCCATGTGGTGTGGTGGGTGCCCGCCATTGATGACATCGTGATCTGTCTGTACCTGCCGTGCTTCAACGCTGACGGCTTCGTGTTGGGAGGGATTTATCCATGATTGTTGGATGCCTCGGAGGCATTATCTTTGCCGTGTTCGATGGTTACGTCAAAACCATCAAGGACATGGTGCAGAGTGTGTCTGCCAGATACACCACCCACCAGCGTGCTGGAGGCAAGGCTCTGGCCGAGTTTACGGGCACGGATGCAGACACCATCACGTTCGATATTGAACTTTCGGCGTACCTTGGCGTGGCTCCAAGCAAGCAGCGCGAGATCCTGAAGGGGTATGTCGATAATCACACGACGCTGCCGTTTGTCCTCGGCAATGAAGTCTTCGGCAGCTATCGGTGGGTCATCAAATCCGCGAGATTTAAGACCAAGTACACAGACGCTTTCGGCGTTCCGACATGGATTACTGCGAGCGTCACTTTACTGGAATATCCGAGAGAGTGAGGCGATTTTATGAGCAATTATCTGGTGTCGGCAAATGACCTGACCGCCATTTCCCTCGGCGAGCAGGATACCGTGGCCAGCGTTCTGCAGAACATCGCCGTCATCCTATCCACGCCGAAAGGCACCGTGCCGGGCTACCGGGAGTTTGGCATCGACATCTCGGATATTCTTGACCGCCCGGAAAACGTGGCGCAGCCTATGCTCTGCGCCGCCATCAAGGAAGCCATCGAACGGTTTGAACCGAGAGCCACCTATATTGGGACTACGTTCAAATCCTCCAAGGACAACCCCGGAACGATGCTTCCCGTTGTGGAGGTGAGCATCAATGCGTAGTACCGCAGACCACCAGTTCATCAGCACCGACGTTGACGAACTGGATGCGCTGCTCTGTGCGGGGTATGAGCAGTTTCTTGGCACACCTGTGCGCCCCGGCAGCCCGGAACGGCTGTTCATCTCGTGGGTTGAGGACGCGATCCTCTATGAGCGTGCCCTCAACAACCACGCCGACAACCAGAATCTGCCCAGCCGGGCAGATGGTGATAATCTGGATGCGCTGGCGGAGCTGTTCTACTTGCAGCAGCGTCCAAAGCCCACTGCGGCAACCTGCACCATGCGCTTCAACATCAGCGAGGCGCGGCAGAGCGCAATCCTCATCCCGTCCGGCACTCGCGTCACGGACGCAAACGCCTCACTGTATTGGGCGACTGCGGCAGATGAATATGTGCCTATCGGCTCGACCTATACGGACGTTACGGTGGTATGTCAGACCTCCGGCACTGTCGGAAACGACTTTGCAGTCGGCGACATCAACACCATTGTTGATGTGTACGACTACTATTCTGGTTGCTCCAACGTCACGGCCAGCGCAAACGGCAGCGATGCCCCGGACGATGACACGTTCTACCAGCTTCTGCTTGATAGTCAGGCAGCGTGGTCCAGCGCAGGGCCTGTTGGCAGCTACAAGTATTTCGCGAAGAGCGTATCTACCAAAATCGCCGATGTGGTGCCAAACAGCCCAAGCCCCGGCACTGTCTGCCTGTACGCCATCATGGATGATGGCAGCATTGCCCCGGACGAAACCAAGAAAGCGATGGTGGCGGTTTGCTCTGTCGATGAGGTGCGGCCTCTGACGGACCACGTCATTTCTGGTGATCCTGATGTGGTGAACTACAACATCGACCTGACCTATTACCTGACCCGCGATGGAGATATTTCTGCTGCGGACGCACAGACCCGCGTAAACGAGGCTGTGCAGCAGTACATCAGCTGGCAGTCCGGCAAGATGGGCCGGGATATCAACCCGGACAAGCTGCGGTATCTGCTGCTGGAAGTTGGCATCAAGCGCGTGGACTTGCAACAGCCCGTTTTTACCCCGCTGGAAGATGGCAAACCGTCCGTTGATCTGACCTCCGACAAGGTGCCGCAGGTAGCAAAGGTGGGCACGGTCGCGGTGAAGAGCGGAGGGTACGAGGATGAATAACGGCCTGACCGCCGAGCGGATGATGGATTCCTTCCCGCTTGCGCTCCAGAAAGACCCGAAAATGGCGGCTCTGGCGCACTCTATCGCCAACGTGCTGGAGCAGCGGTTGGATGAAATCAACCTCGGTCAAATCTACACGCGCATCGACCAGCTGCCGGAAGACCTGCTGGACATTTTGGCAAAGGACTTCGCCGTAGACTGGTACGACCACGACTACGACCTCGCTGCAAAGCGGCGCACCATCAAGTCCGCGCCCTACATCCATCGTCACCGGGGAACCGCCGGGGCTGTGCTGCGGGGCATCCGGGCTATCTATCCCGGCTCCCGGCTGGAGGAATGGTGGCAGTATGGCGGCGAGCCGTACCACTTCCGGGTCATGCTGGACATGGGCGGCTCTGGCGTCACCTACGTCAGCACAGACCGGGTGCTGTGGGCTATCGGCTACTACAAGTCGCTGCGCTCCCACAATGACGGCGTGTATTATCAGAGTGCCTTCGGCATCGAGATCGTGACCAGCAGCGGCTATATCGTGTATGCGGTACGGCGATGCGGCACGTTCCCCAAAACTGCCACACAGGGCGGCATCTCCGCTGGGAACATCATCATCGTTACGGACGAGTTCGGCGGCAGCTACGCTCACCCCCGCACCGGGCAGCTCGACGCTGGCATGTTCCCGGCCACGGCCACACAGGGCCGCACTGCCGCCTCGGAAATCGAGGTTTTGACGGTGGACAATGGTGGAGCCTATGCACCGGAGAAACTGGCTGGAACCTACCCGGAGACGGCCACGCAGGGCTTCGATGATGCTGGGTATGTTATTGTGCAGACCGCAGACAGCAGCAGCACATACGCGGCCCCGGCATCCGGCGACCTGACAGCTGGTCTGCATCCGGCAACCGCCACATCCGGCGGTACATCGGGCGGAGGGCTTGTTGCCGAGGAATCCGGCCTCGGCGTTTCCTACATCGCAAAGGTGTGCGGCAGCGCACCGGGAATAAATTTTTAAGGAGGTAGCAGCATGATTGATTCGGCTGGCTTCGCAGATCTGCGGGGCTATCTCAAACGGCGCATTGCCTGTGCGCGTTTCCGTGTCGGCTCGACCTACTACACCGTTCCGCTTTCCGGCATCGACATTCTGGCTGATGGTACTGTCCGCGCCAGAGTGTCCATCACCGGGCTGGGCGAGATTACGGTGAATCGTGTGGAGCTGCTCAACTCGGACAATCAGGTCTGGGCACACGAGGACGTAAACATCAAAATCTCAACAGGTCAGACTGGTATCCTGTACTGGTTTGACTTCACGTTCACCGAGAAAAAGAAGGAGGAGTGACCGTGTATCAGAAAACTGATTGGCGTGACCATGTTACGGACAAGCCCGGTCTGTACATCATCACCGACAATAAAGACGGAACGTGGACCATTACCCCTGCTGGCAAGGTGATGCAGCAGGGCACCCCGCAGGATCAGGAGCACTTCAACAACATCGAAAACGGCGTATGGGATATTTATGCCGCTCTCGGCATGATGTTCAATACCGTTCGGCAGCAGGGCTGGCAGCTGAACGAAGCCGTGGCCACTATCGATAACTCGTGGCAGATCGTGTCCGGCAGCGTGGACCTGACCAACGCCCGCACCTATCCCTGTAACAACTCCAAAAAGAGCGTGTCGTTGCGCCTTGCCATGGGCAGCACCAGCTATCTGGTTATGACCGAACTGGTCAAATCCGATGGTCCGGTCGGGGATATTGAGGTCAGCGAGAAGCTGGTCAACGGCTTCAAGCTGGCCTACAACGGCTCCGCAAAGTCTGCTACCATCAAATACATCGCAATCGGAGGTACTCTGAAATGACCGTTATCGAAAAAAATTCCGGCACCAAGATTCCCTACGAGGTCGTCAAGAACAAAATCTGCTTTGATGATGACCTGACCATCAACCTCGCCAAGCGCGAGGACGACCGTGACGTTCACATCGATGTGTGCTACGACAGCTATGGCGAACTGGTCATCGGCGCAGCTGCCGGCCGCAGTTATGTGGCAGAAATCGATATCCCTGCCCGCCGGTACACCCAGCCGGAGCCCATTGAGGAAGTGACCACAGACGGCGAGGAGAACGCCGAGGGTGGCACCCGCATGGGCAACAGCACCCCGGCGGAGCCGATTCCGTTCTCCATGAACAATGTGACCCTGACCCTGTGGGCCATCGACTGATAGGAGGTAACTACTATGGCTGCAAATTTTGACCTGACCAATTTGGCCGTCACTGGCCTTGCACCCGGCAATGAGCTGATTTATGACAACGCCGGTATGCCGTCCATTATGGTGAAGATCCCGAAGATGACCTACAAGCAGCTGGGCATGGGCGAATCCGCCGCTGTGCATCCGGCGTTCATCGTCAACGGGCAGGAAGTGGATGCAATCTACATCTCCAAGTACCAGAACATCGTGCAGGATGGCCGCGCATACTCTCTTGGCGGCGTTGACCCTGCGGCATCGCTGGATATGGACCACGCACGCCAGTATTGCGAGGCTAAGGGCGAGGGCTGGCACCTGATGACCCGCATGGAGTGGGGCTTGATTCAGCGCATGTGTGAGGCTGCCGGCTTCGTTCCGAAAGGCAACAACAACTATGGCCGCCACGACAGTGAATCGTTCTATAAGGCTATCCCGACCTATATGAGTGGTGGTAAGATTGGTCGTGTCGCAACTGGTACTGGCCCGCTGACATGGTATCATGACAACAGCCCCAGCGGTATTTCTGGTCTGACTGGAAACGTATGGGAGTGGATGGGCGCAGTTCGTTCTGTGTATGGCGAAATCCAGTTCCTTGTCAACAATAACGGCGCAGACAGCGCACACAGCCAGTCTCCGACCTCGACCGAGTGGAAAGCTATCAGCTGCGTGGATGGTAGCTTTATCACCCCGGACGGAAAAGGCACCACCGCCAACTCCGTCAAGATTGACATCGTGGGCGGCAAACTTCAGTGGGCCAAGACCATCACCCACAAAAATGCGGATGGTGATTGGCCTAGCTGCACGTTTGGCTCCATCACTTGCAGTGCGGACATTGGCGCAAATGCAAAACTGCTGCTTCAGGCGTTGGGTATGATGCCTTATTCCAGCTCCGATCTGTGCGCAGGTCATACCTGTTGGTTCCGTAATAGCGATGAGGAGCGCGCTTTCTTTTCTGGTTGCAGCTGGTTCAACCCCTCCAACGGCCTCGGCTCGTTCCACGGCAGCTACCCGCGGTCCGGCGTGGACGGTGATATCGGTTTCCGCGCCGCTTACTGCAAACTGCCGTCTGTGACCTGATGACTGCGCGGTAGCGCAGTCACGTTCCCCTCGACCCCGCGAAGCGGGGTCGTTTATAAAATTGATTTTTTCTGCATCGGTGGATTTTGCCGTTTTTTCGGTAAAATCCACCGAAAAGCAGATTTTCAAGCTGTTTTCTGTTATACTGACCCGCGTTCGGAAGGAGGTCTACCGCATGGAAGGAAAACAGGACGAACTTTTTACTGGTCCGACCCTACAAAAAATCGAGGATATGATGGAATATGCGTATCCTGTACTCCAGCAGTTTCCAAAATCCGAAAAGTTTGCGATGGCAGCCGACATGAAACTCGTTATGGATGTGATGCTTGAAAAGGCTGTGGAAGCGCAGAAAAAATACTTCAAAAAGACCACGTTGCAGGAACTGGACGTTGCAAACGCAAAATTGCAGCACTACCTGCGTGTGGCATTTCGACTGCGGTTTGTTTCTATGCACAAGTACGAGGTATGGAGCAAGCAGCTTGTCGAAATCGGAAAGTTGTTGGGGAGTTGGCTCAATACCGTCAAGGCCAACTCGAAAACATAGGGAACCAGCCGTCACGCGCTTTCTTTTCTGGTTGCAGCTGGAACAACCCCTCCAACGGCCTCGGCTCGTTCAACGGCAACAACCCGCGGTCCAACGTGGACGATGATATCGGTTTCCGCGCCGCTTTGCCTCCAAGCCAGATACTGCAAGCTCAAGGGCTTGCTCTCAGTGCAGAGGTGATAAAGGGGCTGGTTCCCTTGGTTGCATTTCGCAGCCTAAAAATATTAGCCTCGCAGTCTGCGTTCCGACGCTATAAGCGTACGGCGCACGCTGTTCGGCGACCTCAAGGAGTTGGATTTTTTGGAAAAGCACCGACACGTTTTCGAGCGGTTTGCAACGTTCGACAATTTGTATGACGGTTACCGTAAGGCAAGTAAAGACAGGCGTTATCAGGGATGTGTGCTTAGGTACACCGACCACCTTGAGGAAAATTTGATAAACTCGGTGAATCAGCTTCAATGGCATGAATATCATGTTGGCGAACTTCACCAATTTTATGAATACTACCCCAAGAAGCGCATCATCAGCAGCCTGCCGTTCTATGACCGAGTGATAAACTGCGGAGCCTACAATGTTCTGTGGCCTATCTATTTGAAGTCCATGTACGAGTACAGCTACGGAAGTATCGATGGACGAGGGCCGCTAAAGGCGGCTTTTGACATTCAGCAATGGATGCGAAACGCAGCAAGGATGAATGGAGATTGGCGGGTCGTCAAGCTTGACATTGCCAAATTCTTCTTTCGGATTCCTGTTGATGTTCAGCTGCGAGAACTTACTCGCCCGCTGGACGACCCAGATATGGTGTGGTTTCTCGAAACGGCCGTCCGGGCGGATGGTCGTCCGTTGGGGCTTCCTGTTGACTGCACCGACGTAACAACGGCTGAACGCATATCCGGTGTTGGGATGCAGTGCGGGTCAATCATAAGCCAGATGACGGGAAATGTTGTTCTCACGCCTCTGGATCACTACATCAAGCGCACAATGCACGTTCCGTACTATGCTCGGTTTATGGATGATATGCTTCTGTTGGTCGATGGGAAAAAGGCAGCTTGGGAGGCCGTGGAAGAGATTGACGGATATCTCCGTGAAAATCTCGGATTGCAGCTCAACAACAAAACTGCCGTTATTCCTCTCGGCCATGCGGTCGAGTTCGTTGGCCGCAAAATTTCCCCTGAAAAAATTGAACTGCGGCGGCAGACCTCTCTCGGTATGAAGAAGCACCTGAGATATGTTCGAGAGGCCTATGGCCGCGGTGAGGTTCCACTTGAGTACGCCCTGAGCGTGATTCAGAGCTATCTGGGCTTGATGCAGGGCTGCAACAACGATGCCCTGCGAAATCAGATTCTTGAGGACTACGTTCTGGTTCGCCACTCAGATATGCTGGATGCAGCAGAATAAAATCAAAAGGCAGCTTCACCCGCCGGGGTGTGGCTGCCTTTTTGTGCAGGAGGACACAATGAGTATCCAAGAAATACTGACGGCGGGGGGCGGGACGCTGATAGTCCTCCTTACGCTGGTCCAGATCGCCCCCATCAAACTGAATCCGTGGTCAGCCATTGTCAAATGGATCGGGCACGCTCTTAACGCCGAGGTGTTGGAGAAGCAGCAGGAAACTCAAAAGAAGCTGGATGAACACATCCGGGTCGATGATGAGCGGAATGCGAACCTTCTTCGCACCCAGATTCTGCGCTTCAATGACGAACTGATTGACGATAAGCACCACACGAGGGAGCATTTTATCGAGACTTTGGCCATCATTGATGCCTATGAGGACTACTGCCGCAGTCACCCCAACTACAAAAACAACCGCTGCATCTGTGCGGTAGCGAATATCAAGCGGGTGTACAACGAGCGGCTTCAAAAGCACGACTTCTCTTGAAGGAGGTTTTCTACATGAGAGTCATTGTCTATCAGGCCAGCGACACATCTGCCCTGAGCAAGAACTTCACCCGCAAGGACTTCAAGTGCCCCTGTGGATGCAGCCGCCAGATGGTCGATTCGGAGCTGGTCGAAAAACTTCAGGCCATCCGGGACAAGCTGGGCAAGGCCATCAAGGTGACCAGCGGATACCGCTGCCTCTCGCATAATGCGGCAGTCGGCGGCAGCTCTGGCAGCAAGCACCGCTATGGTATGGCTGCGGATTGGCGGCTTGTAGACCGCAGCATCAATCCTGTGGCTTTGGGTATCATCGCCGCCCAGTATTTCAAGGCGGTGGGCATCTACTGGTATGACGGCTGCGCCATCGTACACACCGATACCCGCGATGCAAAGGCAACGTGGCTGTGCGATGCCCCGCTGCACTACCCCAGCACCACCTACCAGAAGTTCATTCTGCCGACCATCCGCCGGGGCTGCACCGGGGATGCAAACCGTACAGCCACGAAGATGCTCCAGCGGCTGCTGGGGCTGACCCCGGACGGCATTTTCGGCGAGGGCACCGAGAACGCTCTGCTGAAAGCGCAGGAGGCGCACGGACTGACCGTGGACGGTATCTGCGGCCCTGCCAGCTGGAAGGCCGTTTCCGGGGCTTCCAAGTACCTGTGAAACATCCGATATAACCAACACGACAAAACGGCGCAGGGGTGGCTCCCCGCGTCGCTGATACTTATAGGAGGCAATATCATGGAAGCTATGCTGAACTTTATCCCCGCGCCCATCGCCATTGCTCTGATGCTGCTGGGCTTCGTTGCTCTGGCAGTCGGAGGCATCCGGCTGGGCTACAAGGCCACCGTCAAGGATCTGGCTCTGGAACTGGTCGAAAAGGCCGAGCTGTCCATCATGGGCAGCGGTCAGGGCGCCAAAAAGAAGAAGCAGGTGTTCGCTGCTCTCCGCGCCAAGTGCCCGGCGGCTATCCGTTGGGCCATCACTGACGAGGTGCTGGACGCAGTCATCGAACACGCCTTTGATGTTATGACCGCAGCACTGAGCAAAAAGTCTTGACTGCTGCATGAGTGCCGTGTAAAATAGAGGCACTTGAAAAGCCTCGGCTTTTGTAGAGAGCGGCCCGGCATGGTCCACTCTTGATTTTATATTTGGCTACCTCGGTAGCGCGCAAAAATCCCCCTGCATTGACCTTCAGGCCAGTGTAGGGGGATTTTTTGTTTGTTAGAACTTCATCTGTGCAGCGTCTTCAACACTCACGTCGTCGAAACACCGGGTCAGTTCATCAAGGACTTTGCGCTGCGTCTTCTCGCTCAAACCGGCGTTGCGCATCGCCATGACACAGTAGCCGATGCAGGCTGCATTTGACCACGGCCCATTCAGTGACAGTAGCATTTCTTCCATATCGATTACCTCCGAAGATCTCCGTTGTATACGCGAACCAGCACCCAGTCGGACAGTGGTTTGACGTTCCCGGTCCAGTCCCGGAGGGCTTCATCGGTGCCGCAGGCCGCGCAGATGTACACGCCCTTGGCGTGGCGGCTCAGTGCTCCGTGGGTCAGTTTGTCCGGCATCCTCTCGCCGCAGCGGGGGCACAGCGGCCAGCCCTGCTGCTGGTCATAGAGCATCTTTTCGATAGCTTTTTCGTCCGTCATTGTACTTCCTCCTTAAACATCTCGGCTAACCAAGTGATATGCAAACCAGTGACCGCGCCGCCGAAATAACTTGTATCGGTTCGTGAACTCCTGCCCTGTGCAGTCATAGGGGCTGTTGTAAGCTTCCAGATAGCAGTTGTCGCGGAACCAGTTGGCGGCATCCGCCTTGTGCGCCTTGTCCAATTCATCAGGCAGCTGAACAAGCTCCAGACGGCCGTCATAGTCGGCACTGATAATGCGCACATTGGAAACGGGGCGGTTATTGTAGGCCCGGATCTCCATCTTGACGGTTGCGGCCAAGTTTTTCACAGCGGCTTTCTTTTCGGCAGAGGCTGAAATATCGCGTTGCATGAACATCAGGAGTGCATACGCATCCCGCAATCTCTCATTATCGGTAATACTGAACATGGCCATGACCTCCTTACTTCATGTTCTGACGTTCCCACGTCAGCCAGCGGTTCACTTCCTCGCCGGGCATCGACTTCGGCTTGCTGGTTTCGATGTACTCCCGCTCTCCGAAGATCTCCAGCTGGTCGATGTCGTCAGGCGACTGGGTGATAATCTTTGCCGGCCAATCGCCCACGCCGGGGACTTCAATGCGGCGCAGATACAGGTTGCTGTCAAAGTACCAATCACTCTTGATGTACCGCTCTTCTGCATCGGTGCCCTCGATGGCCTCAATGTACTTGCCGAGCGCACCGAAGACTTCCAGTCTGGTTGGTGCTTTGTCGAAGTCGGTCACATCAAAGAGTTTGATATAGGAGATTCGGCCGCGTTCAACGGCAAGCTCCTCGATGGTGCCGGAGTATTTGTAAAGTTTCATTGTCATATCCTCCAAATGCCCGTATAGCCAGATAGCGCAGCTTTTCGGTTTTTAGGCGGCGGTATTTTCACTCTCGGCCTCTGTCAAAAATGCAGAGGTGAGATGCAACCGGGCGGTCTTGAATTCCGGGCCTCTCATGCCCAGACATTTTGTAAGCACCCGCATCATCAAATCGTGCTTCTGCTGCTGGGTGTACCCGCTGATGGACTTGAAGTGAAGGTTGTCGTGGTCACAGTTGATAGCCCATGCGCTCATTGCCAAGCAGAACTGAACGTATGCTTTGATGCGCCCGGCGTGGGTTGTTCCGTTGAACAGCCGGAACTCCACGGTGCCCTTTGTGAAGAATGCATGGAGGTTGATTCCGTGATACCGGGTGCTGTTGTAGTGGGAAGAATCCACGCCTCCATCATATCCGTCATTCACCACGCTGTACCAGATGCGCTCTGCATCGTTCCGGCTTGCCCGGCCGTTCTTCTTCATTTCACGGAACAGTGCAGGGTTGATTTTGTGGCACCAGTGGTCTGCGCGGTTGCCGATCTGCAGGGCTTCGTAGAACAGATCCTGCCGCCCGGTGGCGAAGTTCAGCAGCCGGCAGAGGCTTTCGGGCGTGTGGTTCGCACCGTCAACGTGGACGTGGATACCACAGGAGCTGTTCGCCATGGCACCATTCTTGACCAGTGCCCGGATGACCTCTTGCAGGTCGGTGATGTCCTCGTACTGGAGAATCGGGGTCACGACCTCGCAGCGGTAGGTATCGTCTGCCTCTACGATTGCACCACCTCTGCGCCGCCGGGGAGTGATGGAACCGTCTCTCATGCACTTCCATACGCGGCCTTTGCTATCCTTGGCCTCGTACGTCTGGTAGGTACCACCTGCAAAGTGGATGCCGCCGACACCGAAGTAGTTGGCGATGACGGAGGCGGCTGTTCCGCGGGAAACGCCCGTCATTTCAATCTCAACGCCGAAGTTCTGGCTCTGAATCGTGACCATCTTTGCGCCCTCCCCTTAGTGCAGCTGTGCAGCGTGCTTGTGGTAGGTGACGGTGTAGCGGCCACCGTGCTTGACAACCTTGATATCGTCCATCTTCACGCGCCGGACACCGAACTTCTCGTGAATGTACTTTTTGACCATCGGAGCGGCCTTTGTGGTCACATCCACCGCACTGTCATTGCTGCGGCGGCTCTTGTAGCGGTCAAACCGCTTCTCCTCGGCGGCGTTTGCTTCCTCCTCTGTGCCGTAGAATCCATCCTGTGCACGGCTGTTCAGACGGTAGAACTTCTTGCTGCTGATGACCTCCAGACGCTCATTCCAGACGGTGCTCCAGCGGTCTTCCTGATTGGGTTTGATGTCGTCCTTGACCTGGCCAACAATCAGCTCCACACCCTCGGTGCCGAGGTAGTTGTTGAACGTGGTGAGCAGCACCCGGATGATCTCGGTGCCGTTGGTGAGGTCGATGTGAGCGACCTCACCCTGACTGCCGCCCATCGTTCCGGCGTTGATGTAGTAGCCCTGTGCCATGTAGCTGCTGGCTGCGGCGGTGAACTCGCGGTTAATGTCAATGAACTTCATGCTGTTACCCTCTTGTCTTTCTGGCCTTACTCTGTTAAAATAGAGGGCGGCCGGGGTAAGGCTCCCGGCTCGCCGTTGGTTCGGTGTTGAAGATCAGTTGCTTTGGACGGTGGCTGGTCTTCTTTTTTACTCTTCCATAATCTTCTTGACGCTCTCACGGAGCTCTTCCAGCGTGTCGCATTTCTCGATGAGTTCGAGGATTGCTTTGAGCAACGCCTTGGTTACGTTCATGTCTTCCATTCACCTCACTCCTTTCTGTAAGGGGCTTTCGCTCTCTGCCTTACATCTACATTGTACACCTTTTCGGTTTACTTGTCAATAGTTTTGATAAACTTTTTTGATTTACTTTGAAATAAAAGAGGTTGACAAGTAATTGATTTTGGTGTACCCTATACATGAAAGGAGTGGATGAACACATGACAGTGTCGGACATCATCAAGGGGCTGCTTTCCATGACAGGGAAGAAGCAGACAGATCTGGCTGAAGTCCTCGGTATGAGCAGCAAGCAGGCAATGAGCAACAAGGTGCGCATGAACCGCTGGTCGGCGGATGACCTTATCAAGGCAGCAGAACTGTGCGGCGGCAAGGTTGCAATCATCATGCCGGATGGGCAGACCATCCAGCTGCGCAATGATGAAGATGAAAAAAGCCCGGACGCATAACGTGCATCCGGGCAGGAGATGGGGGGTTACTTCTTGCGGGACTTGCTCACGGTCTGGGGGATATGGCGCACCTCTTTGACCCTGCGCTCGATGTTGGGCTCTCGCACAATGAGGTCTTCGAGGTCACAGTCCAGTGCCTCACAGATGAGGTCGAGGTCGTCCAGATTTACACGCTCCGCAAAATCGTGGTACAACTCGTTGATAGTCTGACTGCGAATCCCTGTGACACGAGCAAGGTCGCTCTGTGTCATCCGCCGTTCGCCAAGGCGGGTTGACAGCAAAATCCTAATCATAGCCTTTGGTCTCCTTTGTTGCTGATTTTAGCCGATTTGTGGTCGGCTTGTCTGCATTTTGGCAGGAAACTCTCTATTTCGGCAAGTTTTTCCGAAATACGGAAAATTCTAACACAAAAAAGGAAAATGCCCGCACAATCCAAAATGGAAAGTGCGGGCATTTTTTGTTTGTCCGATCTTGCTTAGAACTTGATTAAAACTTGCTTAAACGCTTGGAATCTCACAAAACAAAACGAACACGTTGCCGACCATTTGAATGGTGACCTCGTGTTCGTTTTGCTCTTCATTGGTGGAGATTACCGGGATCGAACCGGTGACCTCTTGCAT